CAATCGCTGTCGTTAAAGTTGGTACTGATGGTTGGTACGTTGATAACATTATACATGGGCGGTGGGAGCTTAACGAGACTGCCGCCAAGATTTTTCAGGCCGTTAGAGACTACAGACCCATCAGCGTTGGAATTGAAAGAGGTATTGCAAAGCAAGCCGTAATGAGTCCTCTGATGGACCTGATGAAACGTTACGGGCAGTTCTTCAGGGTAGAAGAGCTAACCCACGGCAACAAGAAAAAAACTGACAGGATAATGTGGGCGCTACAAGGGCGCTTTGAGAACGGATACGTAACCCTTAGAAAAGGGGAGTGGAACAGTAGATTCCTAGACCAACTCTTTCAGTTTCCTGACGCTTTGACACACGATGACTTGGTTGATGCACTAGCGTACATAGACCAGTTAGCTAAAGTAGCGTACAGCTACGATTTTGAGATTGATGACCACGAAATACTAGATGTAGTAGCAGGATATTAGAAATGAAAGTTTTCAGACCTTTTAATACCTACGGAATATACGCAATCAGTGCTGTAGTGTTTTTTACACTAGGGTACGTTGTTGCTGTGATTTAAGGAACCTAAGATGGCAGAAGAAATCTATAGCCAAGACCCTCTAATGATTGAGGAGTCGTTGGAAGAGTGGGTGATGACCAAGTGTGAAAACTGGAGAGATCACTATGAGTCAAACTACGAACAAAGTTTTGAAGAATACTATAGGCTATGGCGAGGTCAATGGGACCCTGCTGACTCCGAGAGAGCGTCGGAACGTTCTCGTATTATCTCTCCTGCGCTTCAGCAGGCTGTAGAGTCTAACGTAGCAGAGCTAGAGGAAGCCACGTTTGGCAGAGGTAAGTGGTTTGACATAGAAGATGACGTAAACGACCCAAACAAACAAGACATACTGTATCTCCGCAAGAAACTGACGGAAGACTTTGAGGCCTGCAAGATCCGTAAGGCTGTCGCTGAGTGCCTAATTAACTCTGCTGTGTTTGGTACAGGTATCGGTGAGATTACTCTAGAAGAGATCAAAGAAATGGCCCCGGCTACACAGCCTGTTATGGACGGGCAGTTGACTGCTGTAGGTGTCAACATTACCGATAGGGTTGTAGTTAAGTTGAAGCCCGTATTGCCTCAAAACTTTCTAATTGACCCTGTAGCTACGTCAGTAGATGACGCTATGGGCGTTGCTATCGACGAGTTTGTGTCTAAGCACAGCGTAGAGATACTACAGGAGCAGGGCGTGTACAGAGAAGCCCTGATTGAGTCAGCCGCACCTGACGCAGACCTAGAGCCTGACCAAGACCTCACAATCTACAACGACGACAAAGTACGTTTGACTAAGTACTACGGTCTGGTTCCTCGTGAGCTACTAGAGGCTGAAGACGTAGACGTAGAAGAAGACTCTAAGTACGTAGAAGCTATCGTAGTTATTGCTAACGGTGGTACGCTCTTGAAGGCAGAAGCTAACCCGTACATGATGAAAGACCGTCCTGTTGTTGCGTTCCCTTGGGACGTAGTACCCGGACGTTTCTGGGGACGTGGTGTATGCGAGAAAGGATACAATAGCCAAAAGGCGCTTGACACAGAGCTACGAGCACGTATTGATGCTCTGAGTCTCACAATTCACCCAATGCTCGCTATTGACGCTACACGGCTTCCCAGAGGGGCTAAACCAGAGGTCCGTCCCGGTAAAATGATTCTTACTAACGGAGATCCTCGTGAAGTACTTCAACCGTTCAACTTTGGACAAGTTGGTCAAATTACTTTTGCACAAGCCGCAAGCCTTCAGCAGATGGTACAGCAAGCTACAGGAGCCGTTGACTCCGCTGGTATTGCTGGACAGGTTAACGGAGAAGTCACAGCCGCAGGCATAAGTATGTCGCTAGGCGCTATTATTAAGCGTCACAAGCGCACACTGATTAACTTCCAACAGTCGTTCCTGCTTCCGTTTGTAACTAAAGCGGCACACAGGTATATGCAGTTTGACCCTGAGAACTACCCCGTAGCTGACTACAAGTTTAATGCTACGAGCACTCTGGGCATCATTGCCCGTGAGTACGAGGTTACTCAGTTGGTGCAACTCTTGCAGACTATGAAGCAGGACAGCCCACTGTACCCTGTGCTGATCCAGAGCATTATCGACAACATGAACCTCAGTAACCGTGAGGAACTTATTGCGGCAATGCAACAGGCGGCACAGCCTAACCCGCAAGCACAGCAACTAGCTCAACTTGCACAACAAGCACAACTTGAGTTCCAGCAAGCACAGACTGCCGCATTGCAAGGACAGGCCGCAGAGTCTCAGGCTAGAGCAGGTAAATATGCTATCGAAGCACAACTTGCACCACAAGAACTTGAGATTGAAAAGATTGAAGCAATCACACGAAACCTCAGAGAAGGTGATGAAGACGATAAAGAGTTTGAGCGTCGGCTGAAGATTGCGGAAGTAGCAATAAAAGAAAGGGCAATGAACAACCAATCACCTAGAGGAGCAACACCCCGTGTTAATGACGCAAACAGAAATGACCAAGTTTCTAGACCAAATCAACCAAGCGTTCAGCGACCAGTTCAGCCGATTAGACCAACTGGAGGCCAAGGTCAAGGACCTAGAGGAGAAGGTTAATGACAAAGGAAAAGGACCCAAGGCTAGCACGGGCCGGGGTAAGCGGGTACAACAAGCCGAAGAAAACGCCTAATCACCCCACAAAGTCACACGTAGTTGTGGCTAAAGAGGGAGATAAGGTTAAAACCATACGATTTGGACAACAAGGGGTTAGCGGTGCTGGAAAAGATCCTAAAACTGCTAAAGAAAAAGCGAGGCGTAAGTCCTTTAAGGCTAGACACTCTAAAAACATTGCTAAAGGAAAGATGAGCGCCGCATACTGGGCAAACAAGGTGAAATGGTAAAATGGCTAAAGGCGTACCACACTACAAAAAAGACGGAACTCTGCACACAGGAGAAACCCACAAGATGCCTGATGGTTCACTGCACTCAGGTAAAACCCACACTAAAGCATCAGTGCCGCTGTTTCACATGAAAGACCTATCTAAAACAGCAAAGGAGAAAGCTATGAAAATGTATGGAAGCAAGAGCAAGCCTAAAGCAAAAGCCAAGAAAAAGTCAGCAACAAAGCCCAAGCGTAAACCGATGAAGCGAGGCTACTAAAGTGCCGTACTCAAAATACAGCCCAAAGCAAAAAAAATTAGCTAGGGTTGCAAAGCCTAGAAATAAGATTACAGGCGCTGATCTAAAAAAGGTACGGAAAAATGGCTCGCGCAAAAAGTAAATCTAAACCTAAAAAGGCAAATGACGCTTGCGCCCGTAAGGTCAAAGCACGTTACAAAGTGTGGCCTTCTGCGTATGCGTCTGGTGCTGTAGCTAAGTGCCGTAAGGTAGGCGCTAAGAACTGGGGTAACAAAAGTGGCCGTAAGAAAAAGTAAAAAAGGAGCGGCACTCAAGAAGTGGTTTAAGGAAGAGTGGGTTGACGTTAAGACGGGTAAGCCCTGTGGACGTAAGTCTGCTACTAAATCTAAACGTCCGTATCCCTCTTGTAGACCCAAAGCTGTAGCCGCAAAGATGACAAAAGCTGAAAAAGCGTCATCATCTAGGCGAAAAACAGGACCAGCTAGGATAAAACACGCCGTAACAGCATCGGGACGTAGGCGTAAAAATACCAAAAAAAGGTCTTGACTTTTAGTCAAAAATATGTTATAATAGGAGATATAGAGACAACCTTATGGCCTCACTAGATCAAGAAACAGAACAGTATTACAACAAGTACTTTGACCTGTTTAACACCGATGGTTGGAAACAGTTAATCGAAGAACTGCAACAGAACGCTCTTGTAATCAACAGCGTAGAAGCAACTAAAGATGAGAATGATTTGTATGTACGTAAAGGACAACTAAACGTACTTGCTTATATTCTTAACTTTGAGACAACTACTAATACTAATTACCAAGAGCTAGTTAGCGATGATTAAAGTATTTGATTTTCGCTGTACTAACGGACATATCTTTGAAGAATTTGTAGACGGAGATACTACAACCAGTAGGTGCGGTTGTGGAGCCAACGCTACAAAAATCGTTTCAGCAACTCAACACATACTTGACGGTGCTTCTGGGGACTTTCCCGGCAGACACATGAAGTGGGTACGTGAACACGAGCAAGCTGGGCGATCTAGTCGGGAACCCTAGTCCTAGGTCACTTCCCATTTTAATCCTCCATAACCTTAATAATAGGCGGGGTAAGTTTACATTATGTCACGAGCACAACTAATTGATGAGCGTCCGGAAGAGGAAGCAACGGAAGAAACTAAAGAACTGACCACAGACACTGTAGAGACTCCTCAAGAAGAGGAACAACCTCAAGCAACAGCGCCTGATGTTCCAGAAAAGTACCAAGGTAAATCTGTAGAAGAACTAGTACAGATGCACCAAGAGCTTGAGAAGTTTTCAGGCAAGCAGAGTACGGAAGTTGGTGAGTTACGAAAGGTCGTTGATAACTACATCCAGACAGAACTCTCAAACCAACAAGCACCTCAACAACAGCAACAAGAAGACGATGACGTAGATTTCTTTGTCGATCCACAGAACGCTGTTAACAGAGCTATAGATAACCACCCTAAGATCAGAGAAGCGGAAGCTTACACACAACAAGCAAAACAACAGGCTACTCTTGCACAGTTGAAATCCAAGCATCCTGATATGGAAAGTATACTGCAAGATCCTAAGTTTGCTGAGTGGATCAAGGGGTCAAAAGTCCGAACACAGTTGTTTGTTAAGGCAGACCAAGGGTACGATTACGACTCTGCTGACGAACTGTTTAATCTCTGGAAAGAGAGAGCATCAGTAGCACAGCAGACCGCCAACGTTGAAAAACAGGCACGTAAGAACACCCTGAAGTCAGCTAGCACAGGCAACGCTCGCGGAACAGCAGAAGGGACACGCAAGAAAGTTTATCGTCGTGCTGACATTATTAAACTTATGCGAACAGACCCAGAGCGTTACCAAAGTCTTTCAGACGAATTACTGAAGGCATACGCAGAGGGTCGTGTACGCTAGCCTAACATTTAAGGAGAATTAAAATGGCTGGTGAAACCTCTGGTGCATATTTTACAGCTAATGCTGTAGTAGACAAAACTGCGGCGGGTACTTTTATCC